TTCCTTGCGACTTCGTGTGATGTAGTGCAAAGGATGTGGCAAAAAACTGCCAATGTAAATATGGAAGATGGAAATATTTTGACTCTGTCCGAAGAGATAGGCGCAAGACTGCGCGAGCAGCGCACTGCAAACGGCCTGACCCAAGATCAAGTGGCTGAAAAGCTGGGGGTCTCCAAACGGACGCAAGGAAACTACGAATCGGGGGCAAGTGACGCGCCCGCTGCGTACCTGAGTGTCGTTGGTAGGGAATTGGGCTTTGATGTCCCGTACATACTCAATGGTGTCCGCAGCACATTGGGAAGCGATGCTTTGGATCCGATCGAGGATGCAATAATCAAGAAATATCGCAGCATCCCTGAAGACGATCAGAAAACGATTCGTCGGCTGCTCGATGCTATGGCCGTGATGGAAGCGCGTGGCCTGAACTAGGCTGTGACAAATTGCTAACACTTGTGGCGCTCCCTCTGTCCTAAGGCTCTAAACCGCCCGATAACGTCGATTCACTCATGCACCTATGGAGCAGTACGCATGTTGGATCGCGCTAAATTTGAAGGCAGTTACAACGAATCTCGTGAGAATGATTGGCAGCCAATTACCGCATTGGAGCTGCGGTTAATTAGGCTTTACCGGCGAATGTCTGACGAAGATCAGCAGAGGGTGAGGCGGATGACAGAAGTACTCTCGGAAGTCCCTGACATCGACAAAGCAATCACCTAAACACCTCGCTTGTCTTCACGTTGCATCAGGCGCTGGCCCCCGTGGCTGGCGTTCCCGTCCCATCACGCTGCCCCCAGCTGATCGAACAGCTCCCGCTGTTTCGCCCGTGACAAAATGAGCCGGTCCATGGCTTGGGCCGACGGGCTGAGCGTGTGCGAAAACGTCAGGTTTGCCACCCAGGTGTGCCCACACGTTGCGTCCAGGCACTGGCAGTACAGCTTGGCAAAGTCATTGGAAAGCTGATCCCTTGAAGCAATCCGCCCTCTGTGCCCGCACTTACATGTGATCCTCATCGCGTCCCTCCCCAGGGCCAGCCAATCGCCACTATATTGCCACATTATGTAGTGGCATTTCCTGCTCTACGCACCTGATGTAGTGTTTTCCACTGCCTTTGGGGCTTCTCGCCTGCTGAAGCGCCTGTCTTCCCGCAAGGTATCGTTCACCTGGTTGAAAAGTTGACAGATCGGGTGAATTTCGTTGCTTGTGTACACCCGATCGATCTTTTCGATATCGCCGAAGCCGGCGCTATTTTCCGGGATGATCCCAGCCAATGCGGGGTTCATGCGCCAGGCAGCGATCACGTCATTGCGGGTGATGTTCTTGACCTTCTCCAGCTCGTCCTTCGCCTGGAAATCACCCACCGGAATGATCTGAATAGCCTTCTCGGATCCGCCGGGGATGTTCACGAACATCGATCTGAAGTTGCCCACGCCCTTGCTTGCGGTGATCTGAGCGCGCAGCTCGTTTTCGTCGTCTTCGCTCAGGTTTGAATCGTTGGTGTAGAAGATGTAACCCGCATGCGCTCCGTTGCTGTAGTAACGCCGGCGGAACAAGGTCGCGGCCTCGTTGAGCAGCAGCGCCTGCATGCCGCCCAGGTAATCCGGAACGCCATAGACGTTCTGTTCAACGTCGTAGTTGAAAACGTGCTCCACCTCGTCCTGGTCGAACTCCTCTTCTTTCCCGTCGGCCAGCAACCTGACGAAGCCGCCTGCGCGCTTGATCCGCATGTTGATAGCGGGCAGGTGCTCCATTTCCAGCACTTCGCCAAACGCATTGCGGTGGCGGTACAGGTACATCTCCCCAAACACCATGTAGTCCAGCGCGGCACAGCTCATAGTTCGCGTGGACACACCCAGCGACGGGATGAATTCACGCAGCAGCAGGTTGCGCTTGAACCCGGGAATGGCCCCGTGATGCGCGTTGGCTCGCAACAACTTGGCGAGGCCTTGGCGCGACACCGGCGGCGTGTACAGTCGACCGTCGTGACTGGCGAACACGCCCAGGTACTGGCCGATGTTGTCGGTAAGCACCTGTTCCGGCGCACCGAATGAAAAGGCCCGCACTGGCCCGGTTTCCTGAGTTACCTGCTGCTGTTTGTCGTGACGATCCATTGTTTGCTGATCCGCTGAGTGAGTAGCTGCTACGCCGCTGCTTGTTGGTATTGAGGGGTTCATTGGCCAGGGCATGCATGATTGCCCAGGCAATATCTGCGTGGCCGGTGGCGTCTGTGCGTGACGCGCTGTAGGTGATCTGCCCACTGTTCGTTGCGCCGCGCTTGATTGTCAGGAACGCCTGAGCGATATCGTTCCAGCCGGCATCCCACTCGATACGGCTGCCGACGATGGTGTCTTGGGCCTTGAGCACCAGGGCATTTTTGGTTTCCAGGCTGTAATGGATCGACGTCGCACGCGGGTAGAAATCCCGCACGATGTCATATACGCCGTAGCCAATGCCGGTGGTGTCGATACCGATGTGCTGGACGTTGAAGCGCTCGGTGAGCAACTTGACCTGCTCGGCCTGGTACTTAAACGACTGCCCGCGCCAGCTGTGTTTCTCGAGGATCCGGAACTTGCCCCCTTCCTCGAGCGGCGGTGCGATGACCACACAGGTCGCATCGTCCCGGGTTCGGCTGGGGTCGTAGCCGACCCAGACTGGGCTGTTGCCAAATGGCCGGGGGTCGTCGGGGTCGTAGTCAGTCCACAACGCCAGATCGGAGTAGCAGCGCTCCAGATCGCCCAGCGCGAAGACGCTTTGGGTGCTGTCGATGAATTTGCACATGAACAGCTGTTCAAACCGGTCGTCGTCGTACTCCAGGCGTAGCTGCTTGAGGTCGAACAGATCGCAGCCACCGGCGATCGCATCCAGGATGGTGATGACCTTGCGCCACTGACCGTCCGGACAGAGTGCGCCGGCGGCGATTTGCTTGTCGCTTGGCCACGGCTCTTTGGCGGTTTTCTTCTTGCTGTTGCGGAATTTCTCGCCGGTCCAATGCGGATACGCCTGGTGCGATACGGCGCTGGGCGTGGAAAAGTAGGTTTTGCGCCATTTCTTGTGGGTCGCCATGGCGCTGGCCACGGTGTTGAGCTTCTCGAAATCTCGGATCCAGAAGTACTCGTCCACATAAACGTGGCCATGGTGACCTTGGGCGGTGCTGCTGTTGGTGCTGAGAAAGCGCAGCTCGGCCCACGGCTTGCCGTCTTTGCTGAGAACGATTGGGTTGCCGCTCAGCTCAAGGCCGAACCATTCCTGGGCAAACGAAATGATATAGCTGCGGAAAATCTCGGACTGGGCGCGGCTGGCTGACAGGAATATCTGGTTGTCACCGGTCAACACGGCATCCATGAACGCTTCGCCAGCAAAGTAGTAGGTCAGACCCACCTGGCGGCTTTTCAGAACGTTGCGGATCCGCGCGGTCAGCGGGTTGATCTTCGCGGCGTACAGCTCTTTCTGGTAGCCGTACATTTTGCTGATGAACTTGTCCAGGAAGTCGACTTCGGTTAACTCACTGACGTCGTTCTTCGGCGCTTTCTGCTTTTTCTTGCCGCCTTTGTCGCCCCGGCTGCCTTTATCCCGTCGCTCGCTGCGCTGGTCGTCGCGACGGTGGCCACCGTCCTCGATCGGATCGTTGACCGGCATTGGCGCGGGCTTCGCGCACTGCTTGGCCAAGCGTTCGCGAACGGTCGTCAGGCGGTCCAGTTCATCCAGGTCGCCCTTGGTCAGGGAGTCCTGTTTCTCCAGGAGCAGCGTGATCCGCCGACTGACAGCGGTCAGCGGCTCTTCATCCGTCAGCATGTCGTCCCAACAGCCTTGGCTGATCCAGTGGTAGACGATCCGAACGCTGGGCAAGTTGAGTTGCGCTTGGATTTCCTTCGCTTTGCAGCGTCGTAAAAACAGGCGTTTGGCGGCTTCTTTAACTTCGGTTGAATAGAGCATGGGCCGCAGTCTATGCGGCGAAAACGCAGGAAACGCGGGGTTAAAATCCGCGCTGGTCCTATAACGTGAAA